AAGGTTAAATAATGGCTATCTTTATATATTGTGAAGATTGTGGGGCTACAGTAAAGCCAAAGAGTTGTAAACATAATAAAGATTTTAATCAAGTTTCTAATGATGTTGGTAAATATATTAATATGAGAAAAACATTAAGTGGAACAACTAAAATAGAGTTTAATCATACAACTATGGCTAATGATATAAAAAGCAGAGGAGGGTCTATGTAATGCCATCATATGACTATAAACATTTAGATGACAGAATAAGAGCTTTAACAGGAATAGGACCTACAGACGATATTGTCTTAGGCTATATGGAAGATTGGGTAAAGGATGCTATAAGAGAAATATATTCTTTTGTTCCTAGATATGAAAAGTTTAAATATTCAATAATTACTTCAGCTATATCTGCATCTACGGGAATTACAACTTCTGAACCTGTTCTTTCTGTTATATGGTGTGAAAATAATGCTTTTCGAGAAGTAGATACTTATGAAGCAAGAGAAATGCTTTATAGTCAATTATATATGTTTAATAAAAGTTATAGTTTATTTAAGGGTGTTGAAGGAGACCCTTTATATTATTATGAGCCTCAAACATCGGGAGTTCAAAAAATCAAAGCTTATCCAAGCAACGGTTATATTAAAGTAATTAAATTTGATATTCCAGATTGGGATGAAGAGGGTCTAAATAATGCTAACGAGATAACTACAATAAATGCACTACCAAATGAAATAGACCATTTGATTATATTGAACGCTTCAATTAAAGCATTAACTTATTTACTTCATAGTGAGCAAGATGAAGATATGTGCCTTTATTAAACACTATTAAAGCTGATTATGCTCAATCTGTTCAATTGTATTTATCTCAATTTAAAACAGTTCAAGCTCCAAATGTAGAACCTTCTAAAATAGAGCCTTCTAATTCAAGGGCAACAGCTGAAGAATTACAACAATTAATGCAAAAATATCAATAATATGAAAGGAGAATATAATGGCTGATGAATTTGTAGAAGACGATACGGGACAACCTATATCAAGTGGATATAGGTTTGGTCATATTGTAAGTGAAATTGAAAATATATTTGGTCGGCAACCTGTTTCATATTTAAGCAAATTAGTTAATGATGCTCTTTTAGAAATAGGAGCTAAAAGACAAAAAAAGATTTATAATAAAAAATTGGGATTATTAAAAGATAAAAGGTGGTATTCATTACCTGCTGAACTTATAGATATTACAAGAATTGAAATACTTTCTACTCCTAGTGATGCATCTTGTAGTATTTCTGATTATACAAATCAAACTGATTGTGAATCAAATGGAGGAACATGGACAGTTCCTGTTGGAAGATATACATTAATTCCAAAACTAAGTGACTCTCATAATCTGTTAAAAGGAGATGAAGAATAATGTCTACAAATAGAAGAAGTTATCCTAATGATTATTTTGCATGGTACAATGATGATGATTCGTTAGCAATAGTTTGGCGTTCTTTAGTAACAGATTCTGATAAAGGAACTAAATCTGGAGAATTTGATACTTATACTGGAGAAGATGTTGCAGATGGCATAAGAATTACTTACCATGGACATTATTCTCCTATTAATAGCAAATTAGACCAAGCAATGGCAGATACTAAATTAGAAGCTGGACTAATGCCTTCATTAGTTTGTTATTTAAAAGCAAGATTGTATGAAGATTTGGGAGATTTTCAAAAAGCTATATATTTTAAACAAATGTTTACAAGAGCAATATCTCAATATCCATTAAGAAAGTCTGGAGTAAGAACATTAAGTGTACCAAAATTATAGGAGTAAATAATGGCAGATGATGCAACAATGAGTTTATCGGCAACAATATTGCCAGATGAAATTTCAAAAACTTTAAGTTCACTAAGCATGACTTATACTCCTGCTGACGCAACGGAAGGTTGGTATTATAAATTAACAGACGTAACTACAAGTAGTGCTGATTTAATTGCAGCTAATACTTATTTACAATTTGGTGGAACATCTCAAGGAGATGACACAGGGAGTGCTATGCATACTATAGCAACTGGAGATAAAGTAAAATTTTTATTTATTAAACATACGGGTGTAAGAGATGATGGAACTACAGCTAATACAGCTGATAGCGTATATCTATGTCTAGATGCAGGGACTGCAGCTCACAATTTAGCTGATGCTATAGAGATAGGACCAAATGAAGCTTGGTATGGAAAATTTAATGGTGTAACAGTGGCGGATATTCATTGTATATCGGGCGTTAAAGCAGGTGGTGGAACAGGTGGAAACAAGATACAATGTATAGTAGCTGCAATTATTGATAATGTTTAAGGGGGAAAAATGGACTTAGATACACTAAAATCGGCATTAATTGGGAGCAGTGGTATAACTGTCCAATTTATGAGTTTCTTGCCTGAATTAGTTAAAATGGGCGTAGGAATCATTACGATAGTATATTTTGTGTATAAGATAATTTTAATACGAAAACAACTAAAGGAATAACATATGGACAAAGGTGTCGTAAAAAGAGTAATTGTAACCCCAGATAAACACTTTCCCTTGCATGACCAACCAGCAATAAATTGCCTTAAAAGGGCAATAGAAATAGTTAAGCCCGATGCTTATGTAGATATAGGAGATGTTGGAGAATGGCACGCATTTAGTGCTTGGAGATTTAAAAGAAAAAAGGCACCACCATTAGAATATTTAATAGATGATTTTGATAAGGATGTAAAAGATGTTAATAAAGGTATGGACCAAATAGATGAATCTTTGGATAAAGCAAATTGTAAAGAAAAGCATATTACTGAAGGCAATCATGATAATTGGCTTAATATGGCAGTTGAAAAATATCCCTATATTCCTCAGTATAAATTTGCTAATGCTGTCAAGCTTAATGAACGTGGGTACAAATATCATAAGTTTGGAAAACATCTTAAAATGGGAAAACTTTATCTTTATCATGGTCATCAATATGGCGGTCAATACCATACTTCTAATCACCTTAGAAAACTTGGGTGTAATGTAATGTATGGACATTGGCATGATTTACAACAAATGTCTGCTACTCACATGGATGGACCTAAATCTGCTTGGAGTATTGGATGTTTAAAAGATATGAAAGAAGAAGCAAATTCTTGGCTTGACAACAGAAGAATTAATTGGGCACACGCATTTGCTATAGTAGACTTTTATGCAAAAGGGTTATTCACAGTGCATATAATACAAATAATTAATGGAAAAACCTCGTTATGGGGAGAATTGATAAATGGGAACAAGAAATGACAAAATTTGAAAAAGATAAAGAACAATGGGAAGAATGGCAAGAAGAGATTGCTTTCAAAAAAAGTCAAGTTGAAAGAGGTTTAACAAATTATGAAGCTCTTCTTGAATGGCAAAGAGACCCTAAAAATAAAACTGAATTATGGAAGAAAAAAGATGAGTTCTTTAAATCTATTAAAGATATGTTTATGGGTTCAGGAAATAAAAATGAAAAAACATACGAAGGAACTATATTAGACAACTTCAACCCTGAGGATACAGTAACTATATTAGATTCTTTATTAGGCGAGTTTGGTATAGAAGAATTTAATCCAAGTGCTGATGAAGAATATAGATTTACACCTAGGTATAACCCTGAACAAAAGGATGCTTTAAGGCATTATATTGGGATGCAAGTTTTTGCAGATAAATTTGGCCCAACAATTGCTAGCATACTTGGCGATTTAAATGAATATCCTTTTGACCCAGATGATGTTCAAGAGGTAGTAGATAGAAAGAATAATGAAAAAGCATTAACTGACTATAAAGAAGGAAATATGTTTGACCCTGATTGGTTAAGGTTAGCTAACTATTCAAAAGAAGAAAATTCAGCGACTACTTTAGATAGCCTTTTAAAACATTTAATTATCCCTCCCCCAGGTGGAGATTATGGAGAATAATGGATATACTTACAATACTGGAACAATTTGGAATACCCGTTGCAGTGGCAATGGCGTTCGGATTTTTTATATGGAGACAGAACAGGTTCATTCAAGAAACTCTAATGACAGAGTTAGACCAAGACTTCAAGAGGTTGGAAGGTATTAT